CAAAGATTCTGATTTTGTGGTAGGACAAATTTGGGGACGGAGCAAGGCGGATTTTTATCTGCTCGACCAATCACGTGCGCGGCTTTCGTTTTCCGATACCATTTTAGCCATTGGCCGTTTGACTGCGCGCTGGCCGCAAGCCACTGCGAAACTGATTGAGGAAAAGGCGAACGGGGCGGGCGTGGTAGACGCCATGAAACGTGAGGTTTATGGATTGATTCCGATTGTGCCGAAAGATTCTAAAATAGCTCGCGTCCATACCGTCTCGTCTCTGTTCCGTGCGGGCAACATTTACATCCCGCGGCAAGCATCGTGGGCGCGGGACTTCGAGGAGGAGCTTTGTGCCTTTCCCTACGTCTCGCATGACGACCAGGTGGACGCCTGCACGCAAGCGCTCAACCATCTGCGCGGTTGCAACGCGGAAAAATATCAGGTAGCGTGGAGTTGAGATGGCCCTCCTCGACCGTATCCGTTCCGCCGCAAGCGCCCTCCGAGGCGTGCGCAAGGGCGCGTTCTCCGATGCCTTCCTACGCGGTCTTGACGTTGACAAGCTCCGCTCCACCGTTACCGACCCCTACCGACAGCATGCATGGGTTTACGCATGCCTCACCATCATCATGCGGAAAATTTCGAGCGTGCCTTTCGTTTTGGCTGAGCGGCAGAAGGATGCGAAGGGGAATCAACAAGAACTTCCTGAGGCGCATCCTGTCGTCCGCTTATTCCAAACGGTCAACCCGGAGATGGGGCCGAGCGAGCTATGGCAAGCGACGACACTCTACCTAACGCTTCGAGGCGAGGCCATGTGGCTGCTCGAAATCGAGAACGGAGTAGTGATAGAGATTTGGCCAGCCGACCCGAAAAAGGCGCAACCGATTTATGATGCAGAGCGGAACGTCATCGGGTGGACACTCCACGATGGGGTGCAGGCCGTCCCGTTCTCAAACGACGAGATTGTCCGCTTCCGCTATCTGAACCCGGGTGACCCTCTGCGCGGCCTCGCGCCCATCGAGGCGGCGCGTCTTGCCATTGACCAAGACTTCAAGGCGGCGCAGCACAACGCGGCGCTCCTCGATAACAGCGCGATACCGGGCGGCGTGGTATCCGTCCCAGACGCCTTGAGTGCGGACGAGTTATCCCGCCTCAAACAGCAATGGGACACGGGGCATGGCGGCGTGGCGAAGCGCGGTAAAATCGCATGGATGATGGGCGGCATGACGTTCACGCCCGCGGGGATGGACTTGAAGGAACTCGATTTTATCGAAGGCCGCCGCTTCAACCGCGAGGAAATCTTGGCCGTGTTCGGTGTTCCGCCCGCCGAGGTGGGCGTGCATGAATTCTCGAACTACGCGAACGCCGAATCACAGGCCAAGAAGTTTTGGCAGAACACGCTGATACCGATTATGACCATGCTTGAGGAAACGCTTGACCCCGCGTTTTTTCAAAAGCACTTCCCCGAGGTCGTCGGGTATTTCGACTTGACGAACGTCGAGGCGCTCCAAGACAATCTCGATTTGAAGTCGCAAGTGGCCATGAGGTTTTGGGGTATGGGCGTTCCGTTCACGGACATAAACGCTCGCCTTCAACTCGGCTTCGACACGGAGGGCAGGCTGGGACTTGACCAAGGCTATCTGCCGTTCAGCGCGCAGAGAATCCAAGCAGAGGGCGAGGCGCTCCCACCGCAACTCTCCCTTGCTGCGTCCATGGAAAAATCCCCGCGCGCCCTTGGCCGCAAACTCCGCCAGCTCTACAACCGAGAAACGGGGCGCTCAATTCCGCGCATGGAAAAAGCCGTGGCGAGATACTTCCGCGCCGAGGGCAAGGATGTCATTGCGGCAGTCAAGGAGAACTACGACCGCATCGCCGAGCAAAACGCCAAGGCCGTCAATGCGGCGCTCGGCGAGTGGAAGGGAATCAAGGCGAGTCAGAATTGGGATATGGCACGCCGCCGCTTGGAGTTTCGGAAATTCATGGCCATACACGCCAAGGATTTGAAGACGGACATAGAGCGCTATGTCTTCAGCGTGGACGAGTCCACGGGTGAATTGAAACGAGTGGCCGCGCCCCTCACGCAGTCCGCGCTTAAATCTGCTGGAGCCGCCGTCTCGGAACTGCTCGGCATCTCGTTTGACGAAGAAGCGCAGGGTGTATTCGACGCGCTCGAAGCCCGCGAGAACCTTTTGAAAAACATCCCCGATGAAACGTTTAACGCCGTTCGTGACTCCATCGTGGGGAGCATCGAGAACGGGCAGACGTTTCAGCAAGCGGCGGATGCCATTGCGGAACTCTACGAGGGCTTCGAGGAATCACGCGCGCTCGCCATAGCTCAAACAGAGATGGGCTTTGCCTATAACACCGCCGCCTTTGAGAGCTACGACCAGAGCGGAGTAGAGAAGCACCGATGGCTCACCATCGGAGACCCGAACGTGCGCCCGACGCACCTTGCCGCCGAGGCGGACGGGGCAATCGAAATCGGCGAGAAGTTTTCAAACGGGCTTCGATATCCGAATGACCCAGAGGGCGAGGTGGGCGAGGTGGTGAATTGCCGATGCACGACCATACCTGAAATCACCATTGCCGCGAGCGCCAGCGTTGTGTCGATGCGAAAGATTTTACGAGCAAATGGACGTAGACAAAAAATCGTGATAGGATAAATTATGGACTTCAAAATCTTGACTGTAGACGACCAAAAAGCGATTGCCGCCGTCAAAGCGCCCGCCGTGCCCGGCGTGAGCGCCGAGGCGCGCACCATCCGTCATCTCATCTCAACGGAGAACATTGACCGAGACGGGGACGTAGTGGAACTTGGCGGGTGGAACTTCGAGGAATACAATCAAAATCCTGTAGTGCTTTGGGGACATGACCATGGCCGCCCCGCGATTGCCCGTAACGTTTCGCTGGAGCGGACGGAGCGCGGGCTTGAAGCTGTTACCCAGTTTCCGACTTCCGGCCTCTATGAACTCGCGGATACGGTATTCGCGTTGAACGCGGCGGGTGTTCTCAAATCGTGGAGCGTGGGATTCATCCCAGAGGAATTTGAGAACGCGCCCGACGGCAAGGGGAGGCGTTATCGCAAGCAGAAACTACTGGAGTATTCGAGCGTCAACGTGCCCGCGAACATGGAGGCTGTCAACATGGCCTTGCAGAAGGGACTCGTGAACGCCCGCATGTTGGACATGCTCGGATGGGCGAAGGGCATCGCTCCCCCTGCCATAGACGCCGACCATATCGGCGCGGAGTTTCAAAAAGGTTTACTCAGTTTGGAATTCGAGGCGGCACGCCAACGCCTCCGCTCTGCCCGATACGCCAACGGGCGGAGCAATCGAACATCGTAAAACGAAAAGGAAATCACAATGGAAATCCAAGAACAGATTAAGACGGGCTTCGACGAGGTCAAAGGCATCGTCAAGCAGTCCGCCGAGGAACTCGCGGCAAGCATTGACGAGGTCAAAGCCTCAGTCGCATCGCTCGACGAGCGCATAACGGCGCTTGAGGGCGGGGCCGCCGAGGGCGAGGCACAGGCCGCCGCCGCTCGCGTGGCCACAGAGAAGGCCGCCAAGGAAAAGGCCGAGGCGGAAGCCAAGGCGAAGGCCGGACTCAACAGCGAGGGCAAGGCCAAGCTGGTCGTTTTCGCGAAACAGAACCGACCCGCTGAAATCGAGCTGGATCTTCTTAGAGGGTCGCTCGTGAAACGACTCGCCTACGGGTATACGAAAGGCGATTTTTCGCGCTTCCTCAAGGCGTCGCTCAAGGGCGATGAAGACGTGATGAAAGCACTTGGCGGAGTCACGGACAGCGCGGGCGGATTCCTCGTGCCGACGGAACACATGTCCGCTCTCGCCCGCATCGTGGAGGAATACGGATGGGCGCGGCGGCAGGCCACCATCGTCCCGATGGGTTCGGACACCATGAACGTGCCGAGTCTCACGACCGCCGTATCCGCCGCATGGGTTGCGGAAGCGGCTGTGGCTCCGGCGGCGGACGCCGTGTTCGGGCAGAAAATCTTGACGGCCAAGGAGTGCCGATTCAAGACCTACGTCTCGAACGCGCTCCTTGAGGACTCGTCCCCTGCAATCGATACCATCCTGCTCGAACTGTTCGGCGAGGCGTGGGCGAAAAAGGAAGACGAGGCGGCGTTCAACGGTGCGGGCGCTGGCGATTCCGACCCGTTCACGGGCATCCGAAACGACGGCGGAATCGGAAGTGTCGCCGCCGCGGGAGTCGACCTCAGCTACAATGACCTTGTAACGCTGGAGGCAACTCTCACGGGCGGGGCACGGCAAGGCGCGTGGCTCTACGTCTCTCGCAAGGGCTTCAAGCATCTGCGCCTCGTCAAGGACTCGCAGAATCGCCCGCTGTGGACGGACAACATCCAGGACGGCACGCTCGGCATGGTGCTCGGCTACCCCGTGGCCGTGCTCGA